ACTCGTTGATGCTGGGTTAAAGGCAGGTGACACTACTACTCGTGTTGCAGTCGAAACACTTGTAACTACCAACCATGTTACGTTGGCGGGCGAAGTAAAGAACTTTAATGTAAGCAAAGACGAAGTTAATGAAATTGTACGCAATAAGGTTCGAGAGATCGGCTATGAACAAGATGGGTTTCATTGGGATCGACTAAAGATCTACAATGAAATCCATAGTCAAAGTGCTGATATTGCTCTAGGTACAGACGATTTTGGTGCTGGTGATCAAGGCATTATGTTTGGTTATGCTTGTAATCATACACCTAGCATGATGCCAGCACCTATTCATTACAGTCATGAAATTTTAAAAAAACTAAAAGCCATGCGACTAGATGGCTATAATTTCTTATTGCCTGATGCTAAATCACAAGTAAGTGTTGAGTATAATGGTGCTAGACGTGAAGGCATTATTAAACGTATCGATCAAATTGTTGTTAGTCAACAGCACCGTGATGGATTTAATCACAGTGTTAAGGCACCAATTCGTGATGCAGTAAAACAGGTATTAGGAGATTTAATCGATGAACGCACTGTTTGGCACATCAATCCTACTGGAAATTTTGTTATCGGCGGACCTGACGGTGATGCTGGTGTAACTGGACGTAAGATTATTGTTGATACTTATGGTGGTTTTGCTCCTCACGGTGGTGGTGCGTTTAGTGGCAAAGATCCAACCAAAGTAGACCGCAGTGCTGCATATATGGCTCGTTGGTTGGCTAAAAACGTAGTAGCAGATGAAATGGCAGATTGGTGCAACATTCAATTGTCATACGCTATCGGTGTTAAACAGCCAACTAGTATTCTCGTTGACAGCAATGGTCATAATCGTAGCATTGAACGGTTTATTCGCAAAGAAATAGATCTAAGTCCAAAAGGCATTATTGATAGATTTGATTTGTTTAACTTCCACGAGTACAGTAAGAATTGTGTATACGGGCACTTTGGAGACAAAGATGTACCTTGGGAGAAAATCGGATGGTAATAAAGAACTGGCTTAAACAAATTACCGGTATAGAAGAAAAAGAACAAGCATTAGAAGCTGAGCGAAAGCGTCTCGAAGAAGCTGAATTAGAAATGCTCAAGAAAAAAGATCCTAAGGCATATGCTACCAAACGTGGTGAACCTTGGGTGAGTGTTCTCGACGTTAAAGTAAACGAGGACAATGTACGCAATGGGTTTTTTGAAATGGATTGGAATAGTCTATTTGTTGAACAATTAATACGAGCAGGGTATGGTACAGAAGCAGACCCAGAAGAAGAAATTGTTGATCGTTGGTTCCGCGACATTGTATTCAACATGTTAAATGAAGAAGGACTTGACACAAGTAGAAATTCAGGGTATATTAATGTTGTACCAATTGCAAGAGGCAAATCCGAAGTATCATGAACACATATATCCTTGTAGACACTGCTAATACTTTCTTTAGAGCTCGTCACGTTGTGCGTGGCGATATTGACACGAAAGTAGGCATGGCACTGCACATTACACTTAACAGCATTAAAAAAGCATGGCAAGACTTTAACGGTACTCATGTAGTGTTTTGTTTAGAAGGACGTAGCTGGCGTAAAGACTTTTATCAGCCATATAAACGCAATCGTCAAGATGCACGTGATGCACTTACTCCTCGTGAAGCAGAAGAGGATCGTGTGTTTTGGGAAATCTTTGATGAGTTCAAAGACTTTGTTACAACCAAGACTAACTGCACTGTACTGCAAAATCCTGTACTAGAAGCAGATGACTTGATTGCAGGCTGGATTCAGAATCATCCTGATGACAATCATGTTATTATCAGCACTGACGGAGACTTTGCACAGTTGATCAGTCCTCGTGTGCGTCAGTACAATGGTGTTGCTAACATGACTATCACACACGAAGGTTACTTTGACGACAAAGGTCGAGAAGTATTGGACAAAAAGACCAAGCAGCCTAAGCCCGCTCCAGATCCGCAATGGCTACTGTTTGAAAAGTGTATGCGTGGAGACACTAGCGATAACGTGTTTAGTGCATACCCTGGTGTACGTATCAAAGGTACTAAAAATAAAGTAGGCCTTACCGAAGCCTTTGCTGACAAACAACACAAAGGTTACAGTTGGAATAACATGATGCTGCAACGTTGGACTGACCACAACGGTGTAGAACATCGTGTTATTGATGACTACAACCGCAATGTTACGCTGTGCGATCTTACAGCACAACCGTCACATATTAAACAAGAAATCAATGGAACTATTCAATCTGTTGAGGCAAAAGATTTAAGCCAAGTAGGTATGCGACTTATGAAGTTTTGTGCAAAATGGGACTTGCAACGTATTGCAGACCAGGCACAGTCGTATGCAGAACCGCTTCAAGCAGGATACAATAAATGACAATACAAGCTAAACCCATTTTAGATAATAAATTTTGGATCATAGAGGACGAAGGTGTACGCATCGGAACTCTTACAAAAGATGAAGATGCATTTGTGGTGTCTACTAAAGGAAAGGTTGATTTTTTTAAAAATGAAAGTCAACTAAAGAAAAAGTTTGGCAAAAACTTTTTAACTGCAAAAATTTCTTCTCCATCTGATTTAGACGACAAACAAGATGTACACGGCTTTCCTACACGTGGCAAGCCGTATAACAGTATGTATGATATTAGTCGAAAACTACCATTGTTTACCAAAAGTGAAAAATCAAAAAGTGTGTATTGTGCAGGATACTATTTGGTAAAATTTAACGTAAACTGGCTTAAAAGTTTTTGTCCCAAGCTTATTACTATTGAACGTAATGAATATATGGGACCATACAAAACAGAGTTTGATATGAAGGCTGCATTAAGCAATGTCAATCGAACCAATTAATACAGTACCTATTCAACAATTTATAAAGCAAGTACAAAGTGCAGAAGCAAGCAAAGCCAAAGATATACGTTTGGACATTGGCACTGCAAAAAGTCTTGCTTTTACACTAGGCATTGTAATGGCACGAATGTCCGGCGATTTAGAAAAGTTTGTAAAAGAAAATGCCAGCAGTTCAAACGACGAAACCATAGAAATAAAACTTGATCAGGGCAATTGGTAATCTTAAGAGATAAATATATGCGTATATAATATGGAGTACGCATATGAGCAGACCAAAGCCCAATGTCTTGTTACAATACACAAACAGCAGGACCTACAAAAGTGAGCTGATTTTAGAAGCTGACGCAATCTGGGCTGTATTCTATCAGCAAAAACCGTTCAATTTAAAAAGCATGAATTCCTTAACAAACTATCCTGGTCCTAAGTATAAAAAAACCAGTTTCAGTAATCCCGGCCATGCTTTCAACCTTGCAAAGAAATTAAACAGCATGTTCAAGACAACCGAGTTTTCAGTCGTAAAACTTACAAGCGGCGAGGAAATAGTTGAATAAAACTGTTTTTACTAAGTTAATTTTAAAAGAGTTAGGTAAAACGTTCAATGACAGTGTTGTTGCGGAATACATGCCCTTGTGGTGGCAAAACACTAGACAAAAGGACAAAGGCGGCCTAAGACTAACAGAAGCTGGATTTGATGCATTGAATCAAGCTGGAATAACCACTTACAATATTCCCTTTCCGTTGGACATGCCCTTAACAACACAAACAATCATTTTTTTAGATCAGTTTATTGATTGTCCGTATTTTTTAACCAACAAAAACGTTACTGTAACCAATGAACGCAAAGCAGTTGAATTAACATTGTTTAGTGGAGATATACGCAAGTATGGTATGTCTAAAGCTCTAAAACGTTCCGAAGGAAATTAATCATGGAAGCAATTTACAACAGCGATAATAAAACTATTATTGCGGCTTGTGCAAGATGCGGCAGTCAGCATCTAAGAAGAATTTCAAGGAATATTTTGTACAAACAATATCATTATTTTGATTATAGATTTACCAAGTCTGTGCAACCACAAAATTACAAATTGGTACACGTGGTACGAGATCCATACTTTAGATGGCGTAGTTGGTTTTACAGTTTTGTTTGGGATCTTCCTAGAGAGGATTTGAACATACCAATGTGGACAGTAGATGATGCAAACGAGTGGCTTAAAAAGTTTGAAATTGAAAGACACTACAATACACATACTGGTTTGCAGAAAGTTCTGTTCGATATTAACTTTAAAGAAAAGAATTTCAAAAGTCATGAATATGTAATGATGAATGACCTTGATTATTATCTAGGTTTGTCAGATCAAACTAGAGTAAACTACGATAGTCATTACATGAGAGAAGATATAATGGATCCAGCAGTTGTGAGTTTGTTGAAGTATAAAATAGTAGAGATGTATCAACATGACTACGATTGGATAAAAAGTTTACAAATTTGGAACAATGGAGTTGACACCCTTACTAAACAGTGCTAGTGTGATTCTATACGCTAACATGTGAGGGAACACAATGCGTAATTCAGTTGAAGCAGATGCAAATCCGTTTGACGAAATGTTGCTAACAATCGCAGAATGGCACAACTATCACAAAAAAACTTCTCCTGGTACCACTGCCAAACTCAGAAAAAGATTCGAACAATACAACAACGATTATCTGACCAAGATGATCGAGTATCATCGGACAAAGCGGCCGTTCTATTTGTCACGAGCAAACGCTACACTGGCAAAGGCTCAGGAAGAATTCAGCCGTTTTAAAAGACTAGAATTTTTAGCAACACTGTCAAAATAGATGTTGACAACACTGTATGATACTGCTAAAGTAAAACATAGGCACTGATTTAGAAAGGAATACAAATGTCTGATCGTACTCTTACTCCTAGTAAAGCAAAGAACGCTCTGCAATTTGCAATGCGTAAAAAACGCCCGATTTTCCTTTGGGGTCCTCCGGGCATTGGTAAATCTGATATTGTAGCTCAGATTACTGCTGGACTTCCGAATAGCTATCTTATCGATATTCGCTTGTCGCTGTGGGAACCCACCGACATTAAAGGTATCCCCTACTTTGATGCCAATCAAGGCAAAATGGTTTGGGGTTCTCCGGCAGAATTGCCCGACGAGGCAATGGCTGCCAATTACGACCACATTGTTCTTTTCCTTGACGAAATGAACAGTGCTGCACCGGCTGTGCAGGCAGCAGCATACCAGCTGATCCTGAACCGTCGTGTGGGTCAATACCGCCTGCCCAACAACGTCATCATCGTTGCTGCTGGCAACCGCGAAGCTGACAAAGGTGTTACTTACCGTATGCCTGCTCCGCTTGCCAACCGTTTTGTTCACCTTGAAATGGGTGTTAACTTTGATGACTGGTTTACTTGGGCTGTTAACAACAGGGTTCACCAGGACGTAGTTGGTTATCTGCAATTTGCCAAGCAGGACCTTTACGACTTTGATCCTAAGAGTTCTAGCCGCTCGTTTGCAACTCCGCGTTCGTGGTCGTTTGTTAGCGAACTGCTAGATGAGCAACTAGACGACGGTACTACTACTGATCTGGTTGCTGGTGCTGTAGGTGAAGGCCTTGCTGTTAAATTTATGGCACACCGTAAAGTCGCAGGTAGCATGCCTGATCCAAGCGAGATTCTTGCTGGTAAGATCAAAGAGCTGAAAACTAAAGAAATCAGTGCCATGTATTCCTTGACTGTTTCTCTCTGCTACGAGCTCAAAGAGGCAAGTGATTCAAACGACAAGAAGTTCGACTCTAAAGTCAACAACTTCCTGCGGTTTGCAATGGATAACTTTGACACCGAATTGGTTGTTATGGGTATCAAACTTGCACTTACTCAATATAGCCTACCGATTGACCCGGATGCTGTTGAGTGCTTTGATGAGTTCCACGATCGTTACGGCAAGTATATTAAGGCTGCACAATCGGCCTAATACGGTGCAAAATGGGCGGAGGCAACTTCGCCCATTTTTTCTATCTAACGCTTGACATCTGGTGTAAATACTGTTATATTATGGTATAGACACAAAAAAGAGGATATACTATGTCTGCTAAGAAAACTCAAAGCAAACTTAAAAACTGGCAACCCGACCCTAACATTGCTCCGGAAAAACTGGATGCAATGCGTAAAGAGGTGCTGGATCGTATTATTACTGCTCGTGTCGGTCTACTGCTTCGTCATCCCTTCTTCGGTAATATGGCTACTCGTCTTAAAATTGAAGCTGCTGACGACTGGCTTATGACTGCCGCTGTTGACGGTCGCAAGCTCTACTTCAACACTCAATTCTTCCATGCAATGGATAATAAAGAAGTTGAGTTTGTTATTGCACACGAAATTCTGCACATGGTGTACGATCACCTTGGTCGTCGTGATAGTCGCAATCCTTTGCTGTATAACATTGCAGCCGACTATATTGTCAACAACTTGCTGGTTGACGATCGCATCGGTAAGAAGCCTAAGATTGTAGATTGCTATCAGGACTTCAAATATCGCAACTGGAGCTCAGAAGACGTTTATGACGATCTGTTCAAACAGGCTCAAAAAAACGGCGAAGAGTTTCTAAAACAACTTGGCGAAATGCTGGACGAGCATCTTGATTTGGAAGGCGATGGCGACGAGGATGGTAAAAACGGTGACGGCAAAGAAGGCAACGGTCGTCCTCGTTATACCAAAGCAGAGCTTGATCAAATCAAGGACGAGATCAAAGAAGCTATGATTCAAGCTGCAAGTGCTGCTGGTGCAGGCAATGTTCCTGCAGGTGTTGCACGTTTGATCAAAGAGATGACTGAATCCAAGATGAACTGGCGTGAGCTGCTTCGTCAACAGATTCAGAGCACTATTAAAAGCGACTATACTTGGTCACGTCCTAGCCGTAAAGGTTGGCATAGCGGTGCTATTCTGCCGGGCATGAACTTCCAAGACACCATTGACATTTGTGTTGCACTGGACATGTCGGGTAGTATTGGTAACGAACAAGCTTCTGACTTCCTTGGCGAGATCAAAGGCATTATGGACGAATACAAAGACTACAAAATCAAAGTATGGTGCTTTGATACCAAAGTCTATAATGAACAAGATTTTAGTGCCGACGGTGGAGAGAGTCTAGCCGACTATGAAATCAAAGGCGGTGGTGGCACTGACTTTATGGCAAACTGGAAATACATGAAAAAACATGATATTCAGCCCAAGAAGTTTATTATGTTCACTGACGGATATGCTTGGGATAGTTGGGGTGATCCGGACTACTGTGACACTATCTTTATTATTCATAGCAACGCTAACCGCAGCCTAGAAGGACCCTTTGGTATTACTGCCCATTACGAGGAGGCAAATGCTTAAAGGAAAAATAAATCCTTTGAATGTTATTGAAGTAAGGCGAGTAGAATTCTGCCCGCCTTACTTTGAAACTGTTGTTATAAATCCAAGCTACAATTTAAGTACCGCTATTGACGATTGGATTTATAACAACTTAACAGGAAGATATTATATCGGACCGTGTATCGAAGACACTGGCGGTACTAACGGATTGAAACAAAAAATTAAAATAGCTTTTGAAACTCCCAGTGAGTTAAGTTATTTTATGTTGGCTTGTCCACATTTAAAATATTAAAGAATACTGTAACATAAGTAAATATACAAGGAGTTAAAATATGTCTGTAGAACAAAAAGCAAATCCAAACGATCTCACTATTCAAGATCTTGCCACTATGAAAGGCATCATCGACATTGCCAGCGAACGTAATGCATTTAAACCTAACGAGATGGCAGCAGTAGGTATTGTGTACAACAAGTTAGATTTGTTCTTAAAAAATGTTGAAGAACAACAAAAAGCAGCACAAGCAGCTCAAGCAGCAAAACCTGCTCCAGCAGCCGCTGAAGAGGAAGCTAATGGCTAATATTAAACATATCGGTAGAATTAGAACTAATAAGAGACGCTGTATTGTAGCATATCGCACAATACCAGGTGATCCATATAGTGCTCTTATAATCATGACAGAAGCATTGCCAGCTGACGAACACGATACACTAATTAAACTAGTCGAATCAGCAGCCGGGCAGCAAGCTGAAGAGCTTGCACTTGCAATGAGTAGAGCATATCTTCCTGATGGACGTAACATGCTTGCAGGATTTCATTCAACGGGTCAGCTAAAAAAAGTTGCAACCAAAGATATTGAGATGATTCCTAACAATACTACCTCAATTCCACTAGACAAGCTGAATGAAATTATTGCACAACAACGTGGTGTGGCTCTTGAAGATTTGGCTGTTAAATCTGCCAATGCACAAAAGAGCGAAGAGAAAAAAGAAGTTGTAGTAGTAAACGATGAAGTTACTAAAGCAATGGATATGGCTGCACAGTCGGGTGTTTTAACCGGTGATGATCTAGCAGCTCAACTACGTAGTCAAGCTGATGCATTGTTTAAAGAAGCAAAACGTTTAAGAGAGCAAGCAGAAGAACTAGCCCCTACTAAAAAAGTAAGTGTTAAGAAGGCAGAAATTGCCAAAGCGTAAGATTGAAACTAAGGATGCTGGTTGGGAAGATATCCTAGATGAGATTGAGATGGATTATCTCCCAATCGAATACATTAGTAACATTGTTATAAAGTTTAAAGACGGCACTACTTGGGATATTAACATAGACGATAGTAGAAAAAAACAAACTCAAGAAGAAATAGAAGATAGCCTAGATCAACTGTTTGAAGAATACGATACTCATATAGAAACACTTGATTTTAGACTCGACTTGGAACGTGTAAAACATGATGTAAGTCGCAGAGTTTACAAATTTCTTAAACTTAATAAATAAAATTATAATCTCCTAGTGTGATAAATACATTAAAGTGTAATATCGCCTAGGAGATTTTTAATGGCTTTCCGATTAAGACGCGGAACTAACCTTGAACGACAAACCCAGACCTTGGTTCAAGGCGAGTTAATTTATGTAACAGATTATGAAAGTGCTGGTGTATCACCGCTGTGGGTTGGAGATGGATCCACACCCGGCGGTCAAGAAATTGCCACTGGCAGTGGCTCACCGGCTGTACTAACTCAAAATCTAAACTTAAATAATAACAATATATTCGGCAGTGGCAACATTACTGCTACAGCGTTTGTTGGCGACGGTAGTGGTCTAACCAATCTGCCTACAATTACCAGTGCCGATCTTGAAGAATTAAACAATGTTGTTATTACCTCTCCTGTAAACGGTCAAGCGTTAGTATACTCTAGCGGAAATTGGATTAACAGTGCTGTTGCAGGCGGTGTCGGCGATGGAGTTGTTGAGGGTTCTAATTATAGAATTAACATAATTGCAGACGATAGTTCATTGTTAGTAGACAGTGACAATGGAGAAATTGCAGCCAGTGCATTACTAGGATTTGTACCAGATCTTAGTATTAGTCAAAGTAGTGTCACTCAACACGAATCTGCATTAAGTATTACACAAAGTCAAATCAGCGACTTACAGGACTTTGTTCTTGCAACCGAGCTCGGCAATTTTACGTTCGTAGGCCGAATTATTGATACCAGTGATAGCAGTAGTATCATAATTACACCGGCTGTTGCAATCCAAAGTGATTTGACTGTAGAGAATAATCTTACTGTAAGCAACAAGTTGGTTGTTAATGGAATTGAAACTCAAAATTTATCAACCGGTTATATTAGCACACCTGAAATAATATCAAACGCAGCAATATCTCTCGATGCTCAAACAAATATCAATACCACTGCAACAACAGGAAACATATCTTTAACAGCAAGTTCAGGCGATATAAACGCAAATGCAGACACTTACAATGTTACAGCAGGTTCAGGAATAACCAATACTGCAACAACAGGAAATATATCTCTAACAGCAAGTTCAGGCGATATACAAGTTAGTGGCACAAATATTACAGCAACGGGTATTGTTGGTGTAACCGGCGATGTAACCATTACAGGCCTTGCTACAGTCAATGGCAATGTACAAGTAGATAGCGTAATTTTGAGCAATCAAACAACTGGCAGTATAAGTGTTCCTACCGATGGTGAACTTATTTTTGATGCAGACGGAACACAGTTGTACATCTATTCACAAAGTGCAGCAAACTGGTTAAATGTTCTAAGTGTAGATTTAGCAGGCGGTATACTTAATACAAATGCAGTTTTAATACCATCAAACACTGATACTATATCACGAGATTCGATAGGACAAGATAGCACTACGTATGATGGTGCTATTCTTTATAACACCGACGTGGACAGGCTACAAGTTTTCCAAGCAGGCAGCTGGGTAAGTATGCCCAATAACGGTTCTGCAATCGGCGAAGTGTTACGATGGAATGGTACAGAATGGGCAGCGTCTGTAGATCCTGCTTCAGGAACAACCACTAACTCAGACAACCTTGGCGGATTTGGTCCTTCATTTTATCTAGACTATAATAATTTTACAAATACGCCAACTATTCCTGCCGATGTAGGAGATTTAACTGATACTGGTAATTTACTGTTTGACGGAGTATATTCGAGTTTAACAGGCAAACCTACAATTCCAACTGCACTAAGTGATCTTACTAACGATGTAGGATACATTACCACAGAATTTAGTTTTGCAGTAGGTGCAGATGATTCTTCTATGCGTAACATAAGCAGAGGCGAATCATTTAAAATTATCGGTGGAACTGCAATTACTACCGCAAGTGATACCGAAGGTAACATTACCATCACAGGTATTGCACAAGACTTTGCTTTCAGTAGTTTGACAAGTACCCCGACTACTTTAAGTGGCTACGGTATTACCGATGCTGTTTTGGCTACTGATTTAGGAAACTTTACATTTACAAATAGTGTACTAGATACAGACGATTCAAGCGGTATTACTGTAACACCACCAACTGTGTTTAGCAGCGATGTTACTGTGCAAAATAATTTGACAGTCACAAACAAGATTGTTGCAAATACAATCGAAGTAGAAAATATCATTACTACACCTACTGCCGGTACTCCAGAACTATCATCAGACGGTGCTATATTATTGACTGCGGGTACTAGAGTAGAGATTACACAAAGTCCATTAAAGATGGCAAGTTTTACTTCAGCAGAACGTGATCTATTAGCAGCTCAAAACGGTGACATGATTTATAACACAACTACTAATAAATTCCAGGGTTATGCAAATAGTACATGGGTCGACTTACATTAAGGATTATCAATGACTGAAAAGTATTATCAGCTAGGCACTTACACTGCTGAACAGTGGCAAGAAATACACAACGATCTTACATCAGAGACTAGTGGTTTATCAACTGTGCCTGATAGATGTGTTGAATGTCACGACGACAAGCCGCATAGTCCAACTCGCGGAATTTTCTTATTGACAGACGAAGAAGCAGAAACTCTCAAAAACGATCCAAGAATTAAATGGATTAACATAGACTATACAAGTTATCCAGAAACTTATAAACCCGATCCTGAAGAACTGCAAGCAACCAGTGCAGAACTACTGAAACGCTGGCAAGGAGATGTAAAGGTATACAGAGAGTTTGAAACTAGTAACACACCACCCGGAACACCAAACAGCACTGACATCAACAGAACTGGATATCAACTGTTGCGTCCTATGCAAAAATTAGACCCCTGGGTAGCAAATGGACAATCCGATGCCTATGTATACCCTAGTAATATCCAGCAGTATGGCGATGGCATGGATGTCGATGTAATTGTAGCAGATGACGGCGGTGGTTGGATAGGTCATCCAGAATTTCAAAACAATACATTAGGTGCTAAACCAGATGGATACACAGGCGGAAACGTTTTACCTGGTAATGGAACATGCGATGTATTAGATTTGGTACTAGATGCACCATATTATTTGGATCCTGACTATTTTAACGCTAATCCAGGTAGTAGGTTAACCACAAGATACGATGGCACTAGTGTTCCAGTAGAAAGTGTAGCAAGAAGTTGGTGGCTCAGCAGTGCTAACAGAAGTGCAACATTTAATGCTCAAGGTGTAAGTTTTGCTATCAGTATTACAAGTAGTTACACCAGAGCTTTTTGCAATGGCAGTAACACCACACAAAGCAGTGTGGGCACTCATTGTACACCTTGTATGGCACTTACATACGGTAGAACCCAAGGCTGGGCATACAACGCTAACAAATGGGTATTAAATCATTACGGTAGCAATGGTGCAGACATCGAACCTGGTTTTGATTTACAAAAAATATTTCATCAAACCAAACCTGTAAATCCTAAATATGGTACCAAAGATCCTACTATAAGTTCTAACAGTTGGGGATACAGATCAACCAAAGGTACTACAAATGGATACTATCATTTTAGAAATGATGCACCTGTTCAGTATCCCGGCACTGCAAGCGAACCTGCTTTTATTTCACATATGGGTGCAACAGGCGATAGCGGACGCTGGAAAAGCGAATTCAAACCAAATTCTCTTACAACAGCATTAGACGAACTTATTGACAGTGGTGTAATATTTGTAGTTGCAGCAGGTAACAGCAATCAAAAACAAGTCAAATGGGATCATCCTGATTACAATAACTATATCAGTGCTACAGCAGATCAAGCATTAGAAGACACAACATACTTTGACATTGGTCAAGCTGTTTATGGCACTACCAATAGAAGAGGTTTCCCACAGATGGGAGGGAAAACTGTAAATGAGCTCACAGGCGAAGTCAGTTATAAAGCTATAAACATAGGTGCGTTGGATGACGATTTTACAACAGACAGTCGAGAACGTAAAGTAAACTACAGTGACAGAGGCAATGACATAGATTTTTACATGCCAGCAGATGGTACACTATCAGCAAACAGAGCCTATTCACCAGTATGGCGATATCCAGACACCTATCCAGGATTTACAGCAGACAGTGGCAGCGGTGCTGGAATACCAGAAGATTGTGGGTTTGGCGGCACTAGTGCTGCATGTCCTGTCGCGGCTGGATTCATTGCTACACTTGTAGGATTGAATAGAGGATGGACCTATGCCGACGTGTTAGCATATCTGGCAACGTTAGATGTTCAATCTTCTACCAATTTTTATTACGGTGCAGAAAGCACAACAGCTACTAGTGCCAATTGGTTTGACTACAACAGTCTAGAAGGCGGCGATGCTAAAGTAGGATATCAAAATCCAGCAGCAATTGTACAAACTACTTTTCCTAAACGCACTACACAAATCAGCAGTGGTGTTAATATAAAGGGTGTGCAAATTAATTATGTTGAACGATTTGACAGAGGTAGATAACTTGCATTTAGCAAAGACCGTAAAAAAGTATAAATACATATAATAAGATTCCAGGAGTTACTAAATGGCTTTGCGATTAAGACGCGGTACAAATACTGAAAGACAAACTGCAACCTTTTCTGAAGGCGAATTGATCTACGTTACAGATTATAACAGTGCAGGCGTGTCACCACTTTGGATAGGTGATGGTAGCACAGTCGGTGGTAATGAAGTTGAAACTGGTGGTACTCCATCTTTAGAATTAAATGATTTAACCGATGTTAATGCTAATGCTATAGAGAATAATATCTTGGTTTATCAGAGTGGCCAGTGGACATCAGTTAATCCCGCAACCTTAGGTATTGGTGGTTCAGGAATAATAGATGGCGAGACTTATAATATTTCGATTGTTGGAAGTGTTATTGGTGCTGACAGTTCAATAATTGTCGATCACGTTACTCAAGTTGTAACTGCAAATCTGTTTGTTGGTAGCGGAGCAGGCTTAACTGATATCAACTTAGTAGACCTTGATGATGTTTTTGCATTTGGTGCTCAAGAAGATGATGTGCTTACATATAATGGTACAGGGTGGGTTCCAGCACGGTCACAGGGTATAGAACTTGGACAAACCTATAGTATAGATATAGAAGGTAATGTACTAGGGCTAGATAGTACCATTATTGTCAATGCAACTACTAGACTTTTAACTGGTAATGTCATTGGTGATACAGTCGGTTTTCATACAGGTGACGTAAAAGGTTCTATATTTGGTGACGATTCAACACCAATTGTTGATGCAGTGAATAACACAGTCAGTGGTACACTTATTGGTGATGTAAACACAAACACGATTTCGTATGTAGCAGAATTAGATATTATTAACACTGAACAAAGTCAAATATCAAATATAAAATTGAAAAATACAGGAGAAGCACAATATCTTAAGTTTGAGAGAACTGATACTGGTACTGCTCCAAATCAAAATATAGGATTGATTGCGTTTGACCAAATAGACAATACTGGTACTAAAACATACATATCAATGGCGTTTTGGCATAGTGGAATTTATATTGCTAATTCTCAAACTGGTTCTTTTGCACCAACAAATTATTTAGGTTTCGAAAATGGTAATTTATGTGTCGGTGATTATTCAGCAGAAGCAGGCTACAGATTAGATGTAAAAGGAAACACTGTAATTAGAGGAGACATTACAGCCTCAGCATTTATAGGCTCTGTAATGGCAGATGATTCAACTACTATCGTCGACGGTATTAATGGTAATATTACAGCACCTGGTTATGTACAATTTGGTTCGTTTACAACATCAGAACGTAATGCTATTACCGCAGCAGCTGGCATGGTTATATGGAATACCACAACATCACAATTTGAAGGTTTTAACGGCACTAACTGGATAAATCTAGTCGATGGTGTAATATCAGCATAATAATTGTTGACTATTTTTTTAATTTATAATATAATTAAAATATGTTTGAGTATACCAAAGACAATCATATACAGTGTTCCTTTAAAAAAGATACGTTAAATTTTACACACGGTGTTTGCAACAATTATCTCTCATGGCGTGATGAGTGTAAAAACGTTGCTCAGGAGTTATATGATATACACAACAAAAATCTTGTTGTAACTTTAAGCGGTGGACTAGATAGCGAAGTTGTTTTACATAGTTTTATTGCCAACGGCATAAAACCAAAAGTTGCTATATTCAGATATGAAAAAAATCTAAATTTGCATGATATTAATTATGCCTTACGCATATGTGCAGCTAGACAAATTTCACCTAATATAATTGATGTAAATGTTGAAGACTTCTTTAAGGAAGAAGTGTTTGATTATGCTAAAAATACACGTTGCAGTAGCCCGCAATTAAATCTTTTGATGAAAAACATAGATAATATAGATGGTATTCCTATAATAGGAGCAGGTGAAAACTATTTGGTTCGCAAGCATGGACAAAAAGAAGTTTATGATTTAGAAGAAGCAAAAATTGCAGCAATTTATAAATTTTTTGAAACCAAACAGCGAGAAATAATTCCTGCTTTCTTCCAATATACTCCTGAAATAATGGTAAGTTATTTGCAAAAAGAAAGTATATATCGGTGGGTGGAAACTGCAAAACCGCAGAGATATATAAACACCAAAAAAATAAAATCTAATATTATTGCGGAAGATTTCGATATAGAACCAAGAGGAAAATTAACTGGTTTTGAACTAATTGATCAACTGGAAACTGAAACAAGAAAAAAGTTAGAGACCATGAAATTGGGCGATAACGCCGAGAACTGGACACCGTTTGACGATTACATTAAAAGTTTTGGTGTTGATTTATTGAGAGAAATTAATTATGTCTAAACACAATTTAATTAAGTATCTAAATGATAACGAAATATCATTGGGTTTAGCAAGCATTAAAACAGAAATTAAATCAGCTGACAAAATGGGCTACGGTAGGTTTGCTGTTTCAGATATTGCAGCTGAAGAAATAATATATCGTTCAGGGGGTTTTTGGCTTACTGAAGAAGAGAGAGAAATATACAAGGAAGACTATTTTCAATTAGTCGAAGGAGCATGGCATTTTCAAGGTGGTTTAAAATATTATTTAAACGGTTGCCATAATCATAGTTGCAATCCAAATGCATACTTGCAAGATTACATAGTAAGAGCGTTGCGTCCTATAAAAAACGGTGAAGAAGTTACAATAGATTATGCAGCTTTTATCTACCATAATTATACCATTATTGAAAACTGTTCATGCAATGCTAAAGATTGTCGTAAAAAGATAACAGGCAACGATTGGCATTCGTATAATTTACCGGAAAAATACAATTATTGTGTAAGCGGAACTATTCTAAGAAAGTGGCTACTTGCTCAAAAAAACTAATATAGTTTTTTGTATTTGCAATAAACATTGGTAAAAACAAAAGAATGTTATTGCTCTGTCTAATTAAGTAACCTTCTTTTTGAAGTAATCTACGAGACTTTATTCCGTCTTTGACTTTAAGTCCAAAGACTAGTCCTTTTTGTATATAAGGAATACTCTGTTTGTTTATCATGTTTACAAATTGTTTTTCTACATTTTCTATATCTACCGAGTTTAATAACTCGATAGTTTTTAAAAGTGCGTTACAGGCTATAGGATGCCCGCTCATTGTATACCCATGCGAAAAAACCTTGTCTGTGTTCTTTATGTAATCAGCTATTTCTTCATTTACTAAAACCGCACTTAATGGAAATACGCCGTTAGTCAATCCTTTGCTTGTAATAAGTAAATCTGGATGCCAATCAAAACTGTAATCTGCTCTACCCAACCCTGTTACAGTTTCGTCAAATATTATGTTAAAGTTGTAACGCTTTCTAAGATAAAACAATTCTTCTAATACATCTTGATCAAATTCTACAACTCCATTTGTAATCATTATCGGTTCAATTAACACAGCACTTGTGTCGTTGTTTATTGCTTGAATCAAATCTGAATAACAATCGTAAACTTGTGCATCGAGTGTTGATCCATGATATCCATTTTTGTAAGCTAGTATATTGTTTTTTTGGTTGAAGTATTTGCTTATATAAATTGCAGTGTCAATTGCATCGCTACCGCTGTGTCCAAAAAAAACTTTACTATATCCAAAATGTTGACATATAGCTTTTGCAGCTAACTCTGTAATTTCTGTACTGCTCCAAAAATGTGTAGGATAAAAATGCAAAGGCACATTAAGGCATTGATCATAGTTTGTGTTGTTATAACCAAAATTTACATTCCATAAACCGCTATTGCAATCTATATACGTTTTTCCTTTTGCATTTGTTACTGTATCATTGTTGCCAGAAACAAATATCTCAGGATCAGAAAATTTGCTATGATTTGTATAAGAAAAGATTTGGCTAGACATTAAAATTTTAACTTAGACCAAGAATTTCGGTGTTCGCCGTTTTCCGATAATGGATATGCCCAAGTAAGATTGCTTTTTGGATCTATTGTAAGTCTGTTATTTAAAACCATATCTCGGTGATAGTTTGCCACCCATTCAATGTTTTTCTTATACACTATTTCAGGAACAATCTGTGAACACAAAACTTGTTTAGCATTTTGATGACTTAACCCAAAACTTCTTAATCTAGGATATGCCCAAAAACTCACATTATAATCACTGTGCCGTTCAAATTGAGTATGTTGATGCTTTGACAACA